GCTGCTTCAAATGCTTCCATTCTCTCTCTTAAGTCATGAAGCTCTTCATTACCAACATGAGCAACCCATTTACCATCTACTTGCATAGAAGTAAACTCTTTAGTAAGCATTATAGTTGATGTCTTAACATACATTGGTCCATCAAAGTATACAAGCTTTTTAGAGTTAAGCATACCTTTTATAGCTTCTAATCCATTTGGACCAAATATCTCATCTGGAGTAAGTGATATTCCAGCTTCAATCTTATCAAGAATTTTTGCTATTTGAGGAGTAAGTTGACCAAGACCATATAATGTATATCTTGCACCTTTAACAGTAGTGTAAGACTGAGCATCTGCTTTATCTTTTAAACCACCAGCATATTTAGATTTATACTTAGGGTCTGTAAACGTTAACATGTGAGACTTAGTAAACTGTTCAGTAATACCAAGCTCAGGAGATAGTATAACAGATTCTAAACTTGGACCAGAACCGTTTGCACCTTTAGCACGCTTAACCTGATCAATCTCATCTTTAAATGCTTTAGCTTCATCACCATATAATAACTGATTGAAAGCCAAAGTATTAATATAATCGTTAAGTAAAATCTGTCCAAGGTTATGTCTAACAGATCCTGGGATAAGATTTAGTTTATCATTCTTTCTTTCGTCAGCTACAGCTTTTTTATCATCTCCTTTAGTTGTAAAACCAGTAGTAATAAAGTCATCAACTAAATTATTAGTTATAGTCTCACCTGCTTCAGCAGTATTACTTATAGTTATAACACCAAGGTTGTCTAATGTATCTACAAACTCATCCATTCTTTCTGCCCAGTATTCTTGAATACGTGCATTAATCTTGGCTGCTTTTGTACTTAAATCAAAAGCTGGATTTGTAGCATCAGCTTCAAGTTCTTCAGCTAGTTCTTTTCCAAGCATGTTTGCCATCTTGTAGAACTTAACACCTCTAGGCTTTTTCTTAGAATCTCTAAAACCGTTCTGATCTACAGCATAGTGGTATCCTTCAATCTCTCCATCTTCAAAAACTTTAGTACGAATTTCATTACCTACTTTTTGAATACGGGCAAACTCTCTTGCTACCTCTTTAGCTAGAATATCTACAGCTTCTTTTGAAAGCTTTGTATTATTATCAGGGTCTGTCTCTACTGCTTTAATAACTGGTAGTGCTACCGTATCAGCAGTATTAGAAGCTTCAATTACCCTTATTAAGTGTTGTGTTGTATAGAATATACCGTTTTCTCCTCTTGCTTCTTTATTATACTTATATAGTTCAAGAAGTGATATAATAAACTCACGATCAGAAAAACTACCATAGGTGATACCTTTGTTCTGGTTAGAAGTAATAGTCTTATCTTCAATCAAACCACCATCTGCAGTCTCATTAAGAATAGAGCTTTTCATACCCTCTATTCTTTCTACTCTTAAATCCCCTACTAAACTACGGAACTCAGAAGAGTCTAGTAATATATTTCCAGAAACAAAATCATCCTGTGATATGTCATCTAAAACTGAAGGATCGTTTAATGAATTAACTTTAACTAAGTGGAATGTAGGAAGTTGATGGCTGTATACTAACTCTCCTTCTGCATTCTTATATGAAGTACTGCTTACAGTCTCATCAAAGATAGCATTACCTTTAGCTAGTTCATTTATACGAGTAACGTTACCTCCTTCACCCATGTCATCTGAAAGATCAGATGGATCATTATCTTCTCCTGGAAGAACAATCTCAGTATCATCTTTCTTAAGACTATCAATGTTTTTAGCAAATGGATTTTCTAAAGCTTGAACAGACTTAACAATCTGTTTAATAGAATCTATAGTAATACCAGTTACATCAGAGTATGATTCTGCAAGCTTTCTTTGGCTTTCAGTTCTAATACCTGGATCTTTAGCAGCAGAGATAGAGAACTTTAAGAACAAAGGTGATAAAGAAATACCAAGATTTTCTTTTAGTTCGTTACTAATACGCTGAGTTTCAATATGCATATCTTCATCTGAGATGTATGCACCAGGATCTAAGTAAGTCATTAAATCTTGAAGAGCACTAGTCTGTTCTTTAGCAAAAGCTTTCTTTTCTTGAGTAGTCTTAAGCTTAAGAATTTGATCTTCAAATACTTGTACATAAGCATTTTGCCATTGTGTAAACTGCGTCTTAGCTACACCCATTCTGTTTGCAATCATAAGAGCAGAAACTTTCTTACTCTGACGAATGTCCTTGTTAATAAAGATATAGTCAACAGTATACTGCTGAAACCCTTTAATAACCATCTGGAATAATGTAGATTGCTTAGCATTATCTACAGAAAAGCCACCAGTAGTTGGATCTATGTTTAGATCAACATCATTAAAGAATTTATTTAAGAACTTACCAGTTTCTGTATTTTCAGAACGAAGTTGCTGAAGTCTGTTTACAAACTGATTTTGATCTGTAATATTAGCAACAGCTTTTAATACACCATTATAAACTAAATTAGCGTTTACTGCTTGGACCAATGGTTCTCCATTTACAAACTCAGTATTTCCAAACTCGTCTTTATCTATTACATAAGTAGTAGCTGCAATATATTGACGTAAGAACTTACTAAGACTTCCAAAACCACCAATAGAGTGAGTTTCTTTCCAGTTATCAGTAGTAACTCTAGAACCAAACTCATCTTCCATAGATGTTAACTCATCATCTTCAAGCTCTTGTTGATAACCCATTATCTTAAGATGGGTATCAATAGCTTCAGCAAGAGACTTTCTGTTTTGTTCTTCTACAAAAATTTGATATTTCTGCTGTAGTTTATTTTGGTATTGTCTAGCAAGATCTGGATCTTGTTCATAAAGAGTATCAATCTCATTAAGATAGAACTCTTTTTTAGAACCATTAATATCATACAGATCCATAAAGTCAGCAAAGATTTCATTAAGCACCTGCATCTTATTATACTGACCAGTACCATTTAATACTCTTAAATGATACTTAGATGCTATATTACTAGCAAGTTGATCTCCTTCTTGTTGTGAAAGATATCTAGGAATAGTAATGTACATACCATTTTCATCTAGTACATCTACTTCTCCCACTTTAATAGCTTTAAGTACAGGTTCACTTATACTTAAAGCATCTGGCTTTGTAAATCTATTTTCTCTTACTTTATTATTTCTATAAGCTCCTCTATCTATTTCACGGAATAAGTTTGTAAGCTCATTACGAGAGAAACGATTAAACAAGCTTTTAATAAGATCAAGAAGTTTTTGGAACCATCCACGAATACCTGGAAGAGTCTTGCTATCTTTTTGGTTACCTTTAAAGTCTTCAAACTGGTCAGCCATGTATTCCTCATAGAATCTTTCTTCCAGTTCTTGCTCATTCATTTCAGCATAGATAGTATGCAGTTCACGCATTTTCTGCATCTCTGCTTTTACATCAATACCTTTTTTGTTAACCTCCATTTTAGTATAAGCCAATAGCTTATCTATCTGCTTATCTGTAAGCATTAAACGGAAGACAGCATGGAAAGCTTCATGGTATTTAAAACCAGTATCAGCACCTACTTCTATACGACCTTTAACAGCTTTTGTACCGTTTTGAAGTACTTCAAGATATGTCAAGAATTTACCCACTGTAACTTGACCATCTTTAAGAGCAGTAGCCATAAAGTCTAGCTCTTGTACAGAGACCTTATCTCCAAGGATACGGCTAATATACTTTTTAAAGTCATCAATATTAACTACACTACCTTGATTAAATGTAGGACGATTAGTAATCTTTAAGGCTGTATTTCTACCAGCATTCTTAATCTGATTAATTTTATCCTTACCCTCCTTAATCTTTTTATCAAACATAGAAGAAGCTTCATTATTAGCTTCAATCATAGCCAAAGAAGGACGCATACCAGTAGCAATCTTTTCATCTCTACGTCTTACAACCTCAAGCTCTTTATCTCTAATAAGAGTATCTACTTCCATCTTAGCCTGCTCAAGTTCAGTATTAACTGGTGTTTGTGCAGGTTTAGTAGAAGGCGTTTGAGTATCACGAGTTCCTCCTAATTGATCAAAAACAGCTTGTATTTCAGCATCAGTTACTTCTTTATTTTTAGATGCCGGTTGAGGAGTAGTAGGTACTACGGTTTGTGGAATTGCAGGAAGACTAGCAGAATCAACAGCTACTGCTTTAATAGTTAACGGTAAGTTTTTAACAATAGTATTATATACAGACGATCTTAATTCTACTTGATTATTTTCTAACTGAGAAACAGAAATAGCATCAGGAACAGATACTTTAAAGTTTTGCTTAGTTAGTTTAAAGCCTATCTTATGTGACTCATTTTTAGCATATTCCTTGTCATGCTTTTCTATAGCAGCGTTTATCTGCTCAAGCATATCATCGGCATCTTTAAAGTTAGCAGGGTCAAACTTAGTTTTTCCATAAACATATATCTGTCTACGGATGTTTTTATCCCCTACTTTTTTATGAAAGGTAAGTTCAAGACTACCAGTATCATTTAATGCAAAGTCTATATAAGTACCTTTAGCAATTTGTGGAACTGAAATAAATAAGTTAGAAACAATTTCATCATTTAACTCTTTATTAAAGTCAATCTTTTTACGTATTGGTGTATCGTTCTTTTGATCATCCTTTCCTACTTCTACGTTCTTTGACTTAGTTTCAGCAGAACGATCATTAAGTTTTGTAACAAGATCAGTTAACTGCTCATCGTTCATTGGATCAGAAGCTAACTCAATAAAATGAATACGTCCATTTGGTAATTTTACTACAGCCATGTATCTACCTAGTTGTTCTGTAGTATCTCTTACTGCTCTAACTAAAGCTATTTGTTTTTCAATCTCTTTACGATCTTTACCAACAGCATTAGTAATAGCTGTTTCTGTTGTTTGGAAGGTAAAACCTTTACCATAACGTTTACTTCTATCTATAATATAATAGAATCCATTAATTGTATTATGTTGTAAATTCTTAAAAGGAGTACCAGCTTGGCCTTCTTCTACATAAGAAGATTCTCCAGATCCTATATTAAAATTAACAATCTTAGCTACTTCATCTGCAGGTATTTCTACTTCTTGTCCAGGTTTAACATATTGAGATAAAGCATTATATACAGCTCTTGATGATTCAAAGTTAGCTTTAAAAGCATTCATCATCTCTTTAGGATCTTTACCCTGGCTATCAAATATTCTTCTAAACTGCTCTACTGATAGATTAGAAATTGGTACGTTTACACCATTCTCATTAATATAACGTAAGTTATCATAGTTAGTCAAAAATCCAATAGGTGCACCATTAAACAAAATTTGAATCTGATACTTCTCACGTCCTTGAACTAAGTTAGGATTAACTTTCTTATTTCCAGATACATTTTTAACAGCATCTGATTTAGGATTTTCTTTAATCTTGATTGTAATACCTGCAGCAAGAGTCTTAGGATCAGTTGATCTAAGTAAATTATCTAGTCTAGCTTGAGCCGCTTGTTCAGATTCATTTGTACTTCTATCAACAAACGGATATATTCTACTAAGTTCGTTAGTACGAACAAGTCTAAATACACCAGTATCAACAATTTCTCCACTCTCTAAAGCTTCAGTCTTTTGCTTAATACTATAGTTATTAAGATTAGTAATAGTTATAGTAGTTCCTGTTCTTATTCTATTTCTAAGAAGAACAATTTTAATACTAGGGTTTTTCTTTTCTGTATCATCTTTAGAGTAAATAGGTTCACCTTTAGTAGCTACTACAAGTTCTTTACCTGTTTGGTTATCTGTAAGAACTAAACCGGCACGTATTTCTTTACCATCAAATACATAGAAACTACGGTCTTTAGTATCTTGATTAGTAATATTAGCTATCATCTCATCTCTACCAAGAAATGCTTCATTTCTGGTAGTATATGAAACAGATGTACCATCCCCAGTAGGATTATTACGATCAGAATCAAAAATTTGATAAAGACCGTTTGGTGCTTTAACTATAAATATTCCATCCTTACCATTATCAATTAAACTTTCCCCTTGCTGTAAAGCAGGCTTAGTCATTTTAGTCTTTCTTTTAGGAAGCTCAATTATATCTAAGTTATTAGTTTCATCTATAACTTCAGCCTCTGCATTTCCAAGACCATTATTAGTTATTAATTTATCTATAAACTTAGGAACAGTGTACTTTAATATTTCAATTGAAGCTCTATCTGGATCTAATGTAGGATCTTCAATACCTAAATCTAAAAGAACTTGTTTTAGTTCTTTAGCTAATGAAGTACTATAATTAGTATAATCATTTTCTAGATCTGTAATATTAACACCTAATATAGAAGATAACTTATTAAAAATATCTTCTACAAATTCATCCGTAATAGTCTCAGCATTTTCAAAATCTTCTTTAAGAGATTGAAGAGCAGCTCTACGATCTATTACTTCTTGACTAGTAGATTCATTTTTATTATACTTCTTGTTATAAAGCTGAGTAAATGTTTTACCAGCAGGAGTATTAAGCCATTCTTCAAAATTAATATCACCAATTTGACCAGAAGTCTTCATGCTTTCATAAGCATCCATCATATACGTAGTAAAGTCAGGAGCTTCTTCATCTTTACCATCTTCAGGAGTAGCAGCCTTTTTACCTGAAACAGCTTCTAAAACTTCTTGAATATGTTCTTCATTTAATCTTTCTTTAGCAGCATCCATAGCATCAAGTAAACGCTGATGTGCCTGTACAAACTTAATAGGATTAGCTAATGTATTGTAAGCATCAATATAGTCTTTACTATCCTTGTTAAGTTCTATATAGTCAACCATCTTTTCATAGATCTCCTGCATCTGATCAAGTTTTACTTCTTGATCAATACCAGACTCCTGATTTTTAGATGTCATGTAAGACTCAAATGACTTACGAGCTTTATTAAACTTTCTTTTTTGTTTAACACCCTTTTCTTTAAAAGACTCATGATTATCTCTCCAGTCTTCTAATGACTTTAACTGAGCTTTTTTAGTTTTAATAAGATCTTTAGTAGCCTTATCTTTTTTCTCTAAAGCTTGTAAACCTGCAAGTTCATTTTGAAGTAATTCTATTTCAGTTTCTGTGTTCTTAATAGCACCCAAAACTCTAAAAGCAGAAGCTACACTTGAACCAATACCAGGTATTGCAGCAGTCTCAGCTTGAATTCTTACAGCTCTTTCTGCAGAACGTGTAGCCTTATAGTTATTAGTAGCCAGTATTTCAATAGCATCATCTAATGCACGCTTAGCTCTTTGGGCAGTAGCATACTCAGGAGTACCTTCTTTATATAGATCAAGCATTACAGAGTCACCAAACTTATCTTTAAGTTGTTTCCACGTCTTATGGAAAGACTCTGTTTCATCAGCAACCTTGTTAAAGTATTCTTTAACAGAACTAATATTTTCTTCTGTCTTATCTAAACCAAAAGCTTCTTTAAATTCTTCATCATTAAAAGTTTCACCATACCCACGTATAGTAGTAGTTACAGCTTTAAACATGTCAGTCTTCATAGCAGCTGACATCATTTTAGCAAAAGCTCCGTCTTTATGGTTTACAAATTCATATTGATCACGGTTACGTATTGCTTCTTCCATACTTTGAGCAGCACGATTCTGTACTTTAACATTTGCAATATGTTCATTTAAGAACATCTTAGGATTTTCATAAAAAGCATTAACTAAAGTTACCGCTTCTTCTACTTTTTGTTTACGTTCTTGACGTTGTTCACCAGTAGTAGCACCGTATAACTTAGCTTTCCCTACAGCAAAATTAATAGGAGATAATAATCTACCTGTTAAAGCACCCATTAAGAAGGTTTTAGCTCCTTGTATATCTGTAAGAGGATTATCAATATTACTTACAATAGCATCTAACTTTGAGTCATAGCCTTTCTTACCATGATATAAATCATAATAGTAATCACTTAATCCTTTATTTGATCCTTCTTGAAAAAGTTCTTGTAAACCTTCTGAGGTTTCCCACTTAAATAAGTTACGTCCTAGTGATTTAGTAGCTTGCCAAGCAGCAGCTTTCTTTCCAAAGTCTGCTGATATCTGACCAAGAAGTCCAAAAGTACCAAGACGTCCTTTTACATACGCTTTAGTTGTAGCTTCACCTGCTTCTTTAGCAGCAGATTTTCCAGTAACTTTTAATACATCATCTGCAAATTCTCCTGTAGTACCAAAAAATGCACGACCCGTACTAAAACGGCTAAACATATTATCAAACTGAAGTCTATTACTTAGCATTAGAATACCAACGTTAACACCAAAGTTATCCTGAGCTGCATTCATTGCAGTAGACTTAATATTTTCTTCTATATCAAAACTAGGAGCTTGCCCAGTTTTACGAAGTTCCTCATCATATAATTTATTATATAACTCTCCATATGTACCAGCAGCTTCCATACGAGCTTCTGTCATAGCCATATTAGACTCAGATAAAACACGTCTTAATCCACCTACAGTAATAGCTGCCATCTGACCAATACCAGCTCCAGCTTTACCATATCTACTTAAATCATATGCAGTGTCTGCAAAAGGAATAAATCTTCTAGCACCTGTTACTAAACCTTCTGATACAGAACGAGCTTTCCAAATAGGGGTACCTAATCTAACAGCATCATCTGCTAAGTCTGCATGAGAAACAACTCTTCCTACCCAACTTGGAGCTCTTAATCCAAGTTTAGATAATGAAAAAGCTGAAGACATTCCATATGTAAGTAATTCTTCTGATAAAAATTGAGCAATAGCACCTACAGCAAAACCAGATTGCTGTAACATATCACCAAAAAACTTACGGTTAAATATACCTTCTTCAGATTCAGGAGTAGAATAGATAGCATATTTATTCATGATATCTTTAGTAATCTTATCCTGCTCTAACAAATACTCTGGAGTACCAATAAGATCTTGTCCAGCTTCTGCCCAACTTGTACTTGCTATAGCATCTGCTATATTACCCCAACCTTTCCATCCTTCTACAAAAGTATTTCCAGCTAAACTAAACATACCAGAAAGACCATTAGACCAAACGTCACCCCAGGTTTGTCTAGCTCCATATTTATACTCATTATTAGTTTGACCAGATGGATCAAAACCTAATGCATTAAAATTAGCTGAACCTTTATATCTATCTACCTGAGCTGCATCATAGTCAAAAAACACAGGTGCTGCTAATGTATTCATACTAGCAGGGGCCGAACTAAAAGCCTCAAGACCACTTTGTACCACATCTCTACTAGGTATGTTACTTACTGAACCCATACTCATACTAGGGATTGCTAATAAGTCTAACATATTAGCTCCCATAGGTTCTGGCAATGGAAGATATGGATCTTGTGAATAAACTCCTTGAAGTTCTTGAGGTATTACACCAGTTTCTAGTGCCATGTATATATCTTTATATAGTTACTTACTTAATCAAATGAGACAATCCAGCTGCTTGCAATGCTGCTTTAGGGTCCCACACAGAACCACCATTAGCTTTATTTGTATTCATAAAGTTTTGATACTCCATTTGTACAGCTCTGTTCTGTTGCATATTATTATAATACAACTGTTGAAGAGTTTGTACGATCTCATCAGGAGATTTAGCATTATTGCCTATAAGGTTTATCTTACTAAGATACGATTTTTCTTCAACACCAGTAACTAATTGACCAGTTTGTGGATCTTTTTTATTAGTCCTAACTTTGTATTTTAAGTCAACAGTAACATATTCAGGAGTAGCATCAACACCTGTTGTATTAGGTGTAATAGTATAACTAAACCCAGCAGCATTTAGTATTGAGTCTGATTTTATTTCTTGACCTCTTGTCAAAGCATCATAAATCTGAAAACCAGTATTATAAGGAAGTTTATCAAGAACAGTACCAGCAGTATTATCTTTAAGAACAACATTAAAAGTTGTACCTAATTCGTTTAAATTAACACCACCAATTTGTTCTTTTGTTTCTGCTGAAAGTGGTTTACTAAGAGTAACTCTTACAGTTTTTTTACCATTAATACCTTGTGGAATATACTCTGCTGTAGTATATTCTTCCATATTTTTTTCATTTTTTAGCAATGTTCTTACAGCTTCAATCTGCTTAGTATCTGTTATTCGAGCTCCAGCAGCATCATATATATCCTCAGAGTTACCAACTTGAAATGCTTGGTTAACAATAGCAGCAGCATCATCTCCTCCAGACATAGTTTTATTAGGTTTATAAACTAATGAAAAAAGAGCACCTTGTCTACCAGTTAAGTTTTTATACATTAATAAGTTAGGAACAATAGAATGTTGTGCTCCTTGTATATCTTTAGCTAACTGTCCAGATGATTTATAAGTTTTATCTAATGCCAAAGTACTAGCTTCAAGCTGTTCCAAACCTTTTGGATAATCAGTAAATGGTTTACTTGGTGAAAAAGCATTTGGTGTAAGTGTTCCATAAGAACTAAACTTTTTACCATTAATTGTTACTGTTTTTCCAAATGTAATAGTTCCAGCAGCAGCCGTTTGTGCTTGAGCAATAGCTGCAAAAGCACCAGGTACATATGATGTCATATTACCAGAAATATAAGCAGTAGCTAAATCTTTAGCTGATAGTGTTACTTTATTACCATCTTCATCTTCAAACTGTGTATCTTTAAACTTTTTTTCAAGATCACTAATAGTAACTAAATCTTTTTTACCATTTTTATCTATTAAAAGATGACTATAAGCTTTATTAGTTGTTATGTTTTTTTCAATAAGTTCTTGTCTCTGTTTATCATTAGCTGCATAATTATCTAATTTACTTACAGCAGTTGAATATCTCATTAAAGCTTCAAACTCATCATTTGTTAATGGTATATCAGATCCATCTGAAGCAACAGCACTACGTTCAGATAAATACTGCCCGGAATATGCAATAAGAGCGTTTCTCATTGTACCTGGACCAGGAATACTTTTAATACCTGCTTCTTTAACAGCTGGACTAGCTATTAAAGCATTTCCTAATTTCTGATAAGCAGCTATTTCTTCTTTAGTACCAACATGCTTATAGTCACTAGCCACCTCTTTTTGTAAGTAAGTAGCTACTTGTGATATTTCCATTTGACTCAAGCCTAACTTTGTAGCAAAGCCAAGAATACCACGTTGATCAAATATTAAGTTATGAGCTTCAACAAAGTTTTGCTTCTGATTTTTATTATATACATCATAAGCCGTAGCTTCAGTTCTTGTAATATCAATACCAGATTTACCAGAATACATCATAGAACCAGATTCTGAAACTCCTGGTACATCAGTTGTAGTAGTATTAGTTCCGGTACCACTTCCTGTTCCGGTACCAGTTCCTGTAGCTTTAGGATTATTTCTTTCCCATAAATCTTGCTCACGTTTCCATATATCTTTTTCACGTTCAAAAGTAGCTTTCATTACTGATAGATTATGCTCAGCTCTTCTAATATCAATATTTTGAGCAGCAGTAAAACCAGTATTTTCTTTTATAAGCTTTTGATCTAGGCTAGCTGTACCAGTAGCCCAGTTATTAATAAGACGTTGTTTAGCTAATACACTAAAGTATTGTTTAGGAGCATTTGTTACATATTCTAAAACTTTATCTTTACCTTGATCAAAGTACTTATACTCTTCATTAATAGCAGACTTTTTAGCTACAAGTTCAGCACGCTCTTGCACAAGTTTATTAAACATCTGCTCATTCTGAGGGCCGCCTGTTTGACCAATAGATCCTAATAAACTATCTATTCTAGCAATCTCAACATCTGCTTCTTGAGTTCTTTTAGTATATCCCTGACTAAGTTCTGATACTACATCTTTAGCAATAATTCCTTTAACATCTTGATCAGTAAGATTAGGATTATTACGTTTTAATATCTTAATACGTTCTTCATTTTCTACTCTACCTATTACATCAAACTGACCCTGAAAATTATTACCGATTCTAGAAGCTGCCCATGTAGCATACTTTTGTTGAGACCGCTGACCACCAACTGTTTCAATTAGATATGGTCCATTAGGATCATCATATTTAACCTCTTTATTTTCTAATTTAGCTTGTGCTTGTAACCAAGCTTCAATATTAGTAAATGGTTGAGCTTTACGCATTTCTACAGCTCCAAAAGCTTCAGGAGTTCTATCAGCATTTTGCAATACACTTAAACCATTCTGAAGATCCATCATTGCAATAGCGTTGTATTTTTCACGCTCTTCAGGTTTAGCTGAGTCTTTCCAAGACATAAGCTTTTGCATCTCAGCTTGGTAGCCTTTAGTCATTGCAGCATCTTGTACTATAAACTTGTCTTGCCAAAATGGAGCATATATTGACTCAGCTGCATTTACGTTTTCCATAAGAGAAAGATCAGAAGAAGATAACTTAGTTAACTGTTCCTGAGCATTTTTAATATACTGATCTCTAAGAGGTATATTATGCTTATTAGAAAGTTGAGCATTTAATACAGAAGTATACGCTGATCTAACTCTACTAACACCTTGTTCAAACATAGACTGCTTTCTTTGAAGCATTCTATCAAAGAAGTTAAAGTCCGGTTTGTATAAAGCCGGTTCAGGTATGGTTTCTGGAATATAAGGAAGGTATTGTGCCATAGTTTACATATATAATATACAATAAAATCTTTAAAGTTTAAAACTAAACCTTAAAAGTTTAATAACCATATCCATCATCATACCCAAATGGGTATGCACTTTGAGCTGATGGTACTCTATTCATATTCATATACTGAGCTTGAATAGCTGCAGCATTATTTGCACCTCTACCTGTTTGACCAGCATAAGCGTTAGGAAACTTTAATCTTAAAAAATTATTGATAGTAGCTGCATCATGTCCTTCATCTTTTAAACGTTTAGCCTCTAATTCCATTTTAGAATAATCTTCTGTTGAAGGTTGAGCACTTTGTCCAGTAACCATATTCATCCAGTTAGTTTTATCTTTCCAGTTAAGAGTAGAGCCTCTTGGACCATCCTCTATAGAATAGTATGGATTAGTCTCATTAAGCATCATACGTTTAGTATTAATATCATACTCATTAATATCATACATATCTTGAGCTTTAAGATAGTTTCTCATGGTATTACGATAAGCTTTATCTTCTTGCTGAGCATTAAATGCTAACTTATCCGCAGCGTCTGCTCTATAAGCCATCACCTTATTCATAATATCAGTTTGTAAAGGACTAAACTGATTAGCTACACCAACATTCATATTTTGATATCTACCAATAGTGTTAGCAGCTTGTTCAGCACCTTGAGCATTTAACGCACTAGCTCTAGCAGAAAACTGTTGAGGATCCATTTGAGACATATAAGCAGCCATCATGTTACGTTGTGATGCACCTTCAGCTAACTCTCTATTAGGATCATAGAACGTAGGTTCTGGAATCATAGCATTAAGAGGTGCTGCATAAGGAGTATAACGTTTAGGAGGAACCATAAACTGCTTACCAAAGTAAGGACGTCTACCACCACCTCCACCATTTCCACCACCGCCACCGGTTGTGGTTGTAGTAGTAGGATCTTCTTCGGGGGTAATTTCTTTCACGTCTTCCCAAGCTCTAATACACTGATTAGGATTATTAGGATCTGGAACATAATAGTTTTTTTCTCCATTAGGACCATCAGGACAAGTTTTAGTCTCAGGTGTTGCAGGTGTAGTTGTAGGTTTAGTACCAGGTGTATACTTTGGCATTTTACCACGTAAAAGCTCATCTAATCCTTTTTGCTTTTCCCCATCTGAAGCATCTTTAAAACCTTGTTTATTTAAAAAAGTACTATAACAATTAGGTCTAGCATTCATATCAGCAACTGTGTACTTAAGATTAGCACATGGTCCACTACCACCTCTACTACTACCACCAGTTGGAATGTTATATCCTGGAGTTAATGTTCCTGGTGTACCACCAGATATAGTACCTGGTTTACCAGGAGTTATAATAATATCTTTACTATCTTTACCAGATGTTGTTTTTCTCCATACATTAGTATTACCTACACGCTTATATCCATCTTTCTCATATTTAGCTATTTCTTCCTTCTTAACTTTTTTAGGAGTAGTTCCACCACCTTGATAATAACCTTCATCACCACCATAAAAACCTCCCATCTCAGCAAGTTGTTGTCCCATACCTTCTGGTAATACAGACATAGCTACATCAGGAATACCTTGAGGAAATCCTTTCATAGACTCTTGTACTAATGCAAGTCCACCAAGTTTCTTCTCATAGTTATCAATCATACGAGCAGCAGTAGATTTAGCCATCTTATCAGTATATGGATCATCAAGTATAGCTTGATACTTATTAATGTCATACTGTTTAGCTAACTGAGCTGGTGTATACTTTTGTTTAGTATTTGGAGATTTACCAAACTGACCAAGAACTGGACCACCAATTCTTAATTTCTTAGTATCAGAATAAATAAATGTACCTTCTGGAACATTTAGTGGTGTACCACCTTGACTATGTCTTTTACCACCAATCTTCATATGTTCTTTACGACCATCACTATTAAAGTCTCCATATGCAGTTTCATTTAACTCAGCTTCAATATTAGCATCTTCTCTATCTACAGGTTGTAGAGTGTTAGATACTGACTCATATGGATTATCTGTCATATCAGAATATATATTCTTCTGACCTAGATCTAAGCCATAATTTGATTGACCACCATAAGCCATAGACTCTGGAGATTTTTTAATTCTTACTTTATACGTTTTCATATTATAATATATTACAAATTTATAAAAATTCTATGTCTCCACCTGAAGAAAGTATAGACTTAATTTCATCCTCTGTTAGTTCATAAATATCACCTTCTCTATAAGAAACAGATCCACCATCAGCATACAACTGCATGCCACTTAATTTTTGATATGCTTGTTTACCTTCCCATCTAGCAAACTGCTTGATTAACTTATCACGTTCTGCTGGTGTAAGATTTGCTAACACTTTATCTCCGCCCATAGCCTTTACAATATCTGGGGTAGAATTATTAGTTTTATCTGGACTACCGCTAACCCATTTATTTCTAGCTTGAGATATAGTAAGATTAGAATAGTTTGGACCAAACAAAAGATCTTTAGCTGCTCTTATACCTGTTTCAAAATCTGGGAACATACTAACGTAGCCATTAGAATCTCTAGATCCTTGTTTACCACCATATTTAGAAGTAAAGTCTCCATGATGTATGTTTAAAGGATTATTATGAGTTAAAGCAATTTCTCCTCCACCAGGTTGAGCTGATCTATTAAAGCTTACGTGTACATGAGTAGTATGAGGATTATCTCCATTATACGGTCTCCAAGAATTTGATATAGATGGATTCCATATCTGTTTATTCCAAATAATATATTTAATATTTTTTTCCTGAGCTTCTTTAATAAGCTTTTGAGCAATTTCCTCACCTTGGTTTGAATCTTTAATACCAATATCTAAAGCATCTCCAGAGTTATGATCACTCTTAGTTTTCTGATGTCTTTTATCTCCCCAGATACCTAAATGTTTAACACCTGGAAACTCTGTAGAAACTTCTTCCCATGTTTGTTCAGCAACTGGATTAGCTCCACTTGAAGATCTTGGTGCTGGAGTAGGAATACCAGCATTAGAATCTGCAGGAGCAGATGTTGCATACGGTATTGGTGACGATAGTTCAATAGGATCTATAGGCATAGTTAATGCTTCAGGAATAACTCCTCCACCATACTGTGCCATTCTAGGTAAGAACTGACCAGTGTACATACCTTTGTTTACAACATACTCATCTGGTCTAAACTCACCAAATCTACTTCCACTAACTACATAGTCTCCACGATTACCTGACATCTCACTAGGTACTTCAGGAAATAAAGAATCTGTAGATGTTTGGCGTCTTAGCCTTTTATCAAAGTCTTGTTTTCTTTTATAACTATTAAAAAGTTCAGTACCAAAGTTTCCGTATGATACAGCTTTATCTAAATCTTGAAAAGCTTTTTCTACTGGAGCACCTATATTCTGATTATACCAATTAACTGCATTTGCAAATTTATTAGGTTGAGTAGTAACTGCCGCAGCTTGTGGTGCTTGATAAAATTCTCCAGCAGGATCTGTGTCAAAACCTTCATCATCCCATTCAGAATGCCAAAATCTTTTAGGGGCTGTAGACGTTGTACTTACAACTGGAGTAGTAGTAGCAGGTTGTGCGGTAGGAGTAACTACCGAAGTATTAGCAGCTTGAATAGGTGCTTGACCAAACGGTTTAAAAGTTAAACTAGGAAGTTTAGGACCCGCAGCTTTAAGAGCAGCTATCTTATTAGCATTTTGTAAACCAAGTCTTTCTCTACCAGAATTTAAAAATGATGAAGACTGACTCATAAGTTGAGCATATCTAGGATCATTAGAAGATATTAATTCACCATTATACAACAAAGTAGTAGGGACATTACTTTTTTGTTGTCCAACTTGAGCTTTAGGTAAACCTTTTCCTGTAATACGTATTCTCATTAGTCAATAATTTCAAAGTTATAACCACCTTGTTTTAACATCTGTAACTGTTCTGGTGTAACATCAATTACATCACCTTCTACTAAACCACCCATTTGCTTAGCAAAGTTCTTAGCAAAGTTAGCTTTTTTTCTCATAGCTGGACTGTATCTTCCTTCTGGTGCATTAAGTATTGCAGATGCTGCTTCTTGTACACCCATACCCATACGAGTAGCTTGTGCTTTAAATGTTCCTTTCTTAGCTGGATCTAATTGTATACCACCATATGCCATGTTAGAAAGTATTTGATTTTGTACAAATTCAGGTAGAGCTCTAAAGCCTGGATTATTTGTTCCACCATTTTTATACCAAGCGTTACCACTAAATGTTGAGCCACCTTTTTTCATTTCCATCTCTTCCATTTCCATCTCTTCATCCTGAGCTTCAGGATTATACATCATATAGTCAGAAATAGCATCAGCTGAATAATCCATAACAGCTAACTTAGAAGCAATCCATGGATCTAAATTTTGATCTGGGGAAATAAACTCACGTAGCTTATTCATCTTATCAACTACAGAAGACATTTGTCCTAATGCCATTTCACCATTAGGTTCACCACCTTCTGCCATTAGTTCCATTGGATCATAGTAACCACCATAACCCATGTTTCTTAAAATCTTAGCTTGTACATAGTCAGGTAATGCGTTAAACCCAGCATTGTTAGTACCACCGTTTCCAAACACACCGCCATAAGCTGCTTCTTGTTTACGAATTTTCTTTTCTTGTTCTAACATTTGTTTAGTAGGCTTCTTACCAGATCCTTTGTTAGCACGAATGTTATCCCATAATCCTCTTTTAGAATAAGAACCATCAGCTCTACGGATCATTTCTCCACCACCTGCAAAGATACCTGTTGTATATCCACCGTAAGCCATAGCAGCTTGAGCCATGTCAGGTTGTTGCTGAGAAGCACCTTGTTGAATACTTTGAGCCATTTGCATAATAGCTTCTTTCTGTTGTTCAGGAGCCATCTGAGTAAACTGCTCTAATAACTGCTTAGGATCAATCTGATTCATCTGAGCATAAGCCTGAATAATCTGCATAATTTGATCCTGTTGACCACCTTGTTGATAATACATATCTTTATTTTTTATAAGTTACTTTAATACCGTGTTTCTTTTCTAATGGTTGTTTACCTACTTTAACATAATTACTTTTCTTATAATTTTGGCTAAAGTAATTAGCTTGTTCAGCTGTAGGGAATTGTATATACTCTCCAGTATCTTCTGCATAATTATATGCATCATCTCCAGTTAAGTATTTTAGAGTACCGTTTATATTTACAAGTTCAGGATAAGACCTTCTACTCTTTGGATCATATGTCATAAGATGTGAACTAGTCATACCTTTACCATATCCTGGAGCTCCTTTAGGTGTAGGAATACTTAGCCCATCGTTTTCTATAGCACGTCTAATAAACTCTAAGTTTCTATTAGCATTAACTGTACTATCTAAGTAAGCAACTTTATCTGTATCCCATAGACCGCCACCTTGCATATAATCTGTTTGACCCCCGTCTTCCCAAGTCTTTCTAGCAAATGCTCTAAAGAAAGGATTATTAGCTAAGTTCTTTTTATGACGAGCATAGAAAGCTTTTTTTCTTTCTGGATCTTTAGGATGCTGACCTAGTTTAGAATCACCAAAGTATTTAACAACTCCACCAGGACCGGTAACTTTATGTGTCTTACCTTTACGATCATTACTTCTGGTTACAGTGTAGCCACCATTTTTTGCATATGGTATAATATCACTAGCTTGTTTTTTAGATTGAGATATAGTGTTTAACATATCTAAAATCTGTTTATCATCATAAACTTCTCTTAGTTGTTCTAATGGATCATATCCATCCATTAAATAATCTTCATATTTTTTTAGAACATCACCTGTAGCCTTTTGATTAAAAGGATTATACAGTCCTTGATTTTTAGCATTATACCTAAAGTTTAAAAGTCTAGCTCTTGTTTCTGTAGGATTAGCTACATACTTTTGAAACTTACTTAGTTGTCTTTTTCCATCATTACCATATGAATAACGCTTTATCTTTTGTAAATCTGAATCCGGCATTAAGTAACCTGATGCATCTGAAGCATGACCAAGTTCATGTACTAATGTTTGATTACCACCATCTCCCTCATCTTCATTATGCATGTGTATTTCATAATTTTTATTTGGTTGTAACATTGTAAAACCAACATAATTTCCTCCAGGTTTTGATAAAGCAGCATTCCAATCATTTACACTATCTACGGTACGTTTACCCATTAAAGGATTTTTGAGTGTTGCATAACCAGCTATTCCTGAAACATCCTTTCTATCACTAAATACTGACGCTACTTTTTTAGAAAAATCTTTTTTACCATATAAATTTACACTAGCTTGTTTAATCAATGCATTTCTATCATCTCTAATTTTATCAGCATATAAATAGTTTATTCCAGAAGGATCATCCTTATCCACACTATCATACAACATTTTTTTACCCATTGCAGAGTTATTCCAATCAGTTAAAAATTGTCTTTCTGTGGTTGCTGCACTTGTAAGTGGTGGTACATATTGTCCATTTTCCCAGCGTTTTTTAAGATCTATACTACCAAACGTTGGTTTAAATCCACCAACTTGCATCTTAACCATACCACCACACTTATGACATGTCATAGGATCAGATCCACCATCTGCGGCATTCCATGACCATCCACAATTAGAACAACTAACTGACCTACTAAGAAGCCCACCATTCTGAAATTGCTCTCTATTATTTGCAATACCTAAAGCTCTAAGAATTTTTTCTGGATCTGTTTCAGAAGTTCCATCTAAACGAAGTACTTTTTGTGATTCTATCTTTGGTGTGTTATATATAACTCTTTTACTACCACCATTTATAGGTCCTAATCGTAAAAAGTCTTCTTCACTAACCTCCGTTCCATTTACTATATATTTCTTACTTCCTTTAGGAGTAAATTGTATTGGGTTAAGTTCTTCAGTTTTTTTATATTGTATAGGTTGTAGTGGTTTTTCAAATAGGTTATAAGAGCCTTCAAGAAATGGACTACCTCCTCCAAAAGGAACATTATATTTTACTTTTGATTTAGCTTTATTAGATAGTATTTCTTTATTATGTTTTTTTAAAGTACCTAGTTGTTTCTGCATTTGATCTAAATTTCCAGATCCTTGTTCGTACTTATTAATAAATGATTGAATATTACGAGTACTATTGTATCTAGCTAAACTATCATTATATGCAAGCAATCTTGAATCTTTAGGATCAGATACAGCTATTGGTATACGTTGTCCACCTCCTTGCATAATAGGATATTCATCTACATAAGACGAACCACCAAAATTATACTCTTGTCCTGGGTACATCATCTGCTCTTGACCATTAGATCCTACACCATATACAGGATATGGTACACCTTGCATAGTAATATCTGATCCAGGTATACGAGTAACCTTACCAGGGTGTGCCCATTGACCACGAGGATCTAATATAGGTCCACCTTTTTCTTTTTTATAATTTTGCATTCCAGCATAAACTCCAAACTGACCTACTTCAGGTGGAGGAGCTGAAGGAAAAAACGGAGCATTAGGAGCTTGTATAGCAGCTTGTGCAGCATCAGTTCCTCTTCCAAGTATAGCAGCACCTTGTAGTGTTTTGCTAAGTTTAGTAGATTTAGGTAAAGCATTAAATAAAAATTTATCCAAACCTTTATATTTAGCTAAATGTAAACCAGTTTTTGTAAGTTTACCAAGTTTACCTACCAACGGTAAAGCTCCTGCTACTTCTACTGCTGTTTCATACCATTTTGAATTAGGATCATTTGCTGAACGATATACATCATCCCAAGAACTTATTCCTGTTGGATCAACTACTTCTAGTATATTTTCTAATGTAGAATCAGTTTCACCACCACGTTGCTTCTTAGTAATACCTTTTCGTTTCTCAAATTCAGTAATACGAGGTTGTCCAGTAAACGGTTGAATGTTATTTAACAACTCATAGTACTCCTGATAAGTAGGATTAGATTTATTCTTGTTAATAAACTCTAAGCTCTTAACAAAGTTAGGATCTGTAAATATCTCAGGATACTTAGACTTAAGTTCATCAAACGCAGTCTTTTGTCCTTCTTTAGCTAATGATATGTGAGCAGGGTCCCAATCTTCTAGGTGATACATTCCTGTTTTATCAGCAGCACTCCAAAGAACATCCTTATATATCTTCTTATCTTTATTAGCATCAATAGGTTTACCATCTACATAAAGAATATAATCTTTAGCGGCACCAAAGTTGTGAAGAGATACTGGAGTTTGAGAATTACCTTTTTTCTGAATCTCAACTTGAGACTGTATATCACGCCCACCAGTCTGATCATAAAGACCAGTGTTTTGATAACCTACACTAACTTTCTTACCAGGATATAAAGCTTGAAGTTTCTTAGTAGCTTCTTGTTCAAACTCTTTAAACTTGGCTAATGGTCTACTAGTTTCTTGACCAGGTAGTAAATAAGCAAAGTTACCACCACCTCCATGGTTTAGGTTATCATATGAGTTTAAATCTTTGGCAGTAAGTTTTTTATCAAAAGTACGAAGTCCACGAGAATAAGAACCATTATCCAAACTAACTACAGTTACATATGGGTTCTTTCCTTTAATACGTTTAAACTCTTCTTCAATATTTTTTAATGAGCCACTTACTAAACGAGTTTGTCCATCAGGAGTCTTAAAAATAAAACGTCCACCCGTTGCTATACCAAAAGCTTCATCAGCTTTATCCCCTTGAGGTACTACTAAATTAAGCTTTCCTTGTACTTGCTTACCTTGGTCATCAAGTACTGTAACAGCTGGTGAAAATGCATTCTTATTAACCTTAGCTCCAGCAGGAACTTTTTTAATACTTCCTGATGGTTCTCTAATAAAATCTACCACTTTATTAGAAAATACACGGCTTACTTGTACATTTTTATTTTCAAAGTCTTTACGTTCACCTACTTGTATTCTACCATCTGGGCTATATGCTAAATAAGTAGCATTAGCTGGATCATCTTTAGCACTAGCAAAATATGTTTTAGAATCTACAAAAGGATGAAATGCTGTAATAGAAGCTGCTTCTGTATCTATAGGAGTATTATCTCCTCTGTTACGTACACCAAAACGTAAGGCATCAACATCCATACTTTCCGGTATATGATACTGACGACTACCAGCATCTGGAATAGTATCTCCTGTAACATACATAGGAGCAAAGTCGTACTTAGGAACTATAATGCTACTCTTAGGATCTTTATCCATGTTTTTTATAGCCTGTTGACGATTTATCCAGTTATTATACTTTTCAGCCAAGTCTGGAGAAAACAAACCTAATCCTCTTTTAGTTAAGTCTCTTGTCATCTCAGTAGCTCCTTGTGGAGAAACTGGAGTACCAAAGTTCATACCTCTAAAATCAAGAGGACTCTTTTCTACAGATTCTGCAAAGTCATCATAGAAACCTTTTAAAGTGTTTGTTACAGCATTTGCTGTTTCCTCATACCATGGTAGTTCTTCTACTTCAGGTTTAGTATACTTTTCAGTTTTAACAACTGGTTTTTTAGCTGGTATTACTACAGGTAATAATGGCTTTTGTTTAGGTCTATTAAAACTATTAAATAACTTTTCACTATTAAATAAAAACTCAGGTTCTATTTCTTGATTTACAGGATCTACTTCTTGAACATTATTATACCTTTCACTATTAAAAGTACCTAACTCTGGTCTAGCAGGAACATTACGAACAGTATCTGTAATTTCACTATTAGGTATTTTACTAGGAGTTTGTTTACCAAACCCAAATGGTAAAGGAATTACCATCTGAGGTGATAAAGAAAACTTATCATACTTTACTTTAGGTTGTAGTGATGTATTTATCTTTGGTTGAGGTATTCTCATATCCCCATAATCAGGACTATAAGTATAATAGTTACCAGGATTAAAAGGTCGTTGAGCTGGTTGTTGAGGAGCACTTTGAGCAGCAGCTTGTCTTGCAGCTCTAGCCTGACTTTCCATCTCCATCATTCTTTCTACAGGTATAGCAGCCTGAGTTGGTTGATAGTTTTGTTCTAACAAGTCATCATTCTCACGTAGTCTATTAAGAAGTTCTGTATTCTTAGCAGCTGAGAAATTATAACCTTCTATACCATACTTTTCAGCAAGTTCTTTTCTAAATGCTTTGTTACCAGAGTATCCTTTAGTAGCTAAGTAATCTACAATACTTGGTCCTTTATATTCTAAACCTTCTTGAGCAAACACTTTAAATAAGCCACCATTAGCAAACTCTTCTTCTTTAGGCATAGGAGCTCTATATGTACTATCCATATATCTCATAAACTCAGGATTACGTTTAAGCACATTATCTCTTATATCCATAACCTGTTTACCGTAAAGAGGATTCTTTCTTAAATCTATACCTCCTTTAGGAACTTCTACTCCATATATCTTCTTCATTTTGAAGCCATGATAATCTGCTTCTGTAGAAGGGAATACTTTACCTAAACCATTATATACCTGTAAACGTGTAGCTTCATCTTTAATCTTCAGTCTATCAGCATCCTTCATCTTAGCATTATAAGCATTGATAAAGTTTGAATAAGTATCTTGCATTGGTTCATCACCAAAATCACCCATTGTGTGTCCTATATTATCATCTGATCTTCCCCACTTAGTTTCTTGAAAACCCATAGCAGCAAGATTCATCATGTCATTATAAGACATTTTACGCCTCTTAGCTTCTGTTAGTAAATTACCTAAGTGCTCAGAATCATACTCACCAGTAACTAAATCTGAGTTAGGTCTAAGTGGTTTACCAGTAGTCATCATGATTTTTCTAGGATCACGTATGCTTAATCTTTTAGGGGCTGATGCTGGTGTTCTAACAATCTTAGGTTCATCAAAACCAAAAAATTCTTTAGCTTTTGCAAAAAGAGTTGCAGCACCAGCTATAGTAACAGGGTTTACAAAACTTCCCCATTGAGCTTTAGGAAGTTCTTCTTGATAACTACCCTTTTGCATTTTCTGTAATCCAGGAAGAACTTTGTGATCTACATCACCAGCATCTATAATATGTTGTAATAACTTATTCATGTCTTACCTCAAAGATTGTTGTATTTTCTGATTAGATATCTTAAAGATCATTTTTAGATCATTGCTTGTAAGTTTTCTAAGAAGCACTCTATTTACATTGTGTCTAAATTTCTTACGCTCAAGTGGTGCTTTCTGATAATTAATATACTGAGGATTAATTTCAAACTGGTAACCGTTAGCCTTAGTATTAAACATAGGTAAGTTTACACTATTAAACTCTCCACGATCTTTAGTTACATCCCAGAATTGGTTAAATCTATATTTGTTCTCTTCTTTAGAAAAGTTAATTCTTATAGAAGAAGGTGTTACTTGTGGATATGATAACATATCTACAGGATTAGTTTTACTTTTTAGTCTAAGTTCTAGCAAACCAGAAATCTGTTCTGAGTTATATATGATAGCTTGATCAAAGTTCTGATCTAACACATGAAACTTATCAGCACAGTTATTATGATACTTATATGTTTCTAATAAGTATTCTATGTTTCTAGCTGTAGCTACAGTCTGTCCTGTAGATGATACATACTCCACTTCAAAAGGATAATCTTTATTGTAGAAGTTAGCAAACTTATCACAACGTTGATTATGCTTCCATATAGTGTTAGAGTTAACAGACATAAAATGTGATCTACCCGGAATCAAGAATGTAGGAATCCAGTCATGGAATGACAACCACATCTTACTCTTAGGATCATAACTTATAGTCCAAGAAGATTCTTCAAAAGCCTCACTCTTAAACGTATAATACTTCTTCTCACCATTAATTAATCTATAAAATCCTTTACTATCATACACTAAGTCACTAAACTTAGGTTTATAGTCTTTCTTAGTAATATATAATATCTCATGGGTGTTATCATAAATCATTTGTACACCAACACCCATAACCTGATTATCATATAATGGATACTCTGGAAATGCTTTAAGTAATTGGCTAGGTAGATAATTAGCAAACCACCACTTCATACCATTACGAGATATCTCATCTAGTTGACCACCAAAGTGAAATACCTTTCCTTGGTTTTGACTTACCCAGAATACACCATGAGTTGTACCTACAGAACAATATCTACCTTGGTTTGATCCGTACTCATATGAATCATCAGCATTTACTAAGTTTTGAAAAGGTTGGCTAAATAATCCGCCATCACCAATAGTAACTTTAGTACCAGCATCTGTCTGTAATTGATCTACTCCCATAAACTGTATAGGACTTTGATCAGCTAACATAAACAATGCACCGTTTTTATTAACAGACTTTATATTAGATATTCTAGAACTAAAGTCTTTATAGTTATTAGCTAAAAATACTCTCCAGTTATCTTTGCTAATCTCATCCTGTTGAGGAAGAGAATAGATTGCACGGTTAGGTCTATATGTATAGCATGTAGAGTAAGTCTCAGGATCATAGTTCCTAGGAAGTACGTTACCCCATGAAATAAAATTACTGTATAGTTTAGATACACTTAAAGAGTAATCATACTTATAATAGTTACCGCTTCTAATAATATCACTTCTAAACATCAAGCTTAGATCAGTAAATGAACTGCTATCATAGTGACGCTTAGATGTTTCGTCTTCCCAATCACGGTAAGCTAAGTTAATCTCAGACTCAACAAAAAATTCTCTTACACCAGAATTAAATAAGTAGATATATCCTTGGTGAATGTAAAAGAATCTACTTAAGCTTTTATCTAGATGATGATGTTCTTTAGCTGAACTTTGTATAAGTTTATATTCTGCTTCAGCAGTATTCATCCAATATCTTGGATAAGGTACGTTTATATAGTTTCTGTAATCATAAGCTGTTTCATCTGGGAAGTCAATCATCCAGTCATTAAAGAATGGCATAGTGTTCTTCTCAGTAAACTTATTAATGTATACATCACCTCCAAATAAAATATCAGAAGTAAACTTAACTCCTGTTGCACCATTAGTCTTTCCAATACAAGTAGAAACTGGTACCTGTTTAATAGACTCTAACTGACCATATTGTGCTGGTAAAGGAATTTTAATAGCACCATAGTGACATGATATATTTCTTTGAAATCCTTTTCTAGGTTCTACACCAGCATCACTAATAAGCACCCTACTATTATCAATATTTCTAGGGTTTGTAAAAGTCTTTCCAGATGGAAGTTTAATAACTACAAAGTTTCCTCTATATAAGTTATTGATTCTAAAACCATTATTAAAACCTTGAACGTTTCCTCCTACATATAAACTATCATCAATTTTTCTTCTTCTGTTACCAGTTTGTGACTGAACAAACTTATTAAAGAATCCATGAGAGTTGTATTGTAAAGCATACTGACGTCTAGGAATTAAACCGTAAATTAAAATTTGTATCTGAGCACTAGTAGTTTCAGTATGTATGTATTTTACTACAAGTAGTTGAGCTGCATAACTAAATTGATTAATACCATAAGCTATATTATCAACTACACCTGATACTGCTGATCCTGCACCTGGAGCAATAAGGTTTGTTATACCTCCAAGAATTGATCCTAATACAGTTTTCTTTGGTTCAGGTTCTACAGGAGTAACATTAAGTTTAACAGGAAGATTATTATTACCTGTAAACTCTACAGCACCTGGAGGTAACTTAGTAGATACACTATTAATAATTCTAATTATCTGTAAAGCTTTGTTTACAAACTCTATGTCTTTACCAATAAACTTATTCTTAGGATGTCTCCAAGGATTCTCAAAAAATCCTTGAGACTTACCATAAACTTCACCGTATAACTTTACTTCCTGTATAGATAAAAATGGTTTAGTAAACGTTGTATCAGGACTATGAAAAGAAAATATATCTTTTCTATAGTCCTTTAAAGGATCTTTCTTACGATTAGTAAATGAACCATCATTAATGATCTCTTCATTAGATGTTAAATAATAATCTTCTGATAAGTCATTATATGGATAGTTCTGAAACAATCCTTGAACACCTACAGTGCCTTCTTGAATTGTATACTCACGCATATTGTTAAATACACCTGTAGCTACAATAGTTTTATGACCTTCTCTTGTTCCTCTTAGTATTTCATATCCAACTACAGAAGCAATTGGTTTACCATCCATATCTAATGGATGTGTAATATTCTCAAACTGTACGCCTAAAACAACAATGTTTTGACCATCAGTATTAAAATGATTAATAATAGGATCTACAGTGGCATCAGGAAACTTATGATGTCTAATAGGTTGACCACACAAAGTTCCCCATATTTGTGGTTTATTATCAGGATATAACTCTGTAGATTCCCAATAACCCATTTGACCACTTGCAATAATTTTACCACCATCCGCTAATGTGCTTGTTGTTAAACTGTCTACTGTAGCTGTGTTTTCTACTTTCCAACGTTGTGGTGTTACACCATCTTCTATTTCAAATACATCTTCTCCTGCAACAGTAGCTCTATCAGATGCTAGAGCAGGTCTACCTGGAATATGGTATGAATCAGAACGCTCACCTGTATTGTATACCCATCTAATAAAAAATGCATATTGTTCATCTCTCATAAAAGAAGGATTGTTTCCTCCTTTTATATAATAAGTAGATGGATATTGTACAGCTACCCACTTTGATCTAATAGCATTAGCTTGTTGTTGATAATTAAATCTAAACTTAGTATATGTACCTACACGTATTAAATAATCAGTTACAGAATATAATGCATCTGATTTCTCAATTGGTTCTGTTCTAAGAACAACCATTGTAAGAGGTACAGTAATTAATTCTGGACCTACACTACTTATATAAATAACCCCTTGACTAGTAGAATAGTAACCAAGACTTTTAGCTACTGTTTGCTGGTTAATGTTAGATATAACTATTAACTCAAACTCGTCAAAGTTTTTATCAATATCTGTAATAGTCACTTCTAAAGAACCAGATAAGTTCTGGTGACTAAACAATGACTGCACTTCACTTAAACCAAAGTAGTCTGTCACCTTAACTTGATCTACCGTATACGCTAATGCCACTTGGTAAGAACCATTGGCTAACGTACCAGCACCCTTACCTTTTTGTAAAGATATACAAGGATGTTTTACTATACTTGCTAGTCTTATCTTTTCACAATCAAGTCTGTCTGAACAGACAGGGGTTGTACATCCAATACCAGTGTTAGTTGGAGATATAACAGTAACATCGTTTAAAGTATATGGAGTTGTGGTTGTACTTTGAGATACACATCCACAAGGTATAGGGTTTCCATTATTATCTACTTTTTTAGCTATAACAGTTAACGCATCAAGAACTCCTCCTGGAAACTGTTGTTCATAAGCTTGTTGATCTGTAAGACATAACTCATATGCAGTACGACCAGCTGTAGGTATTGCAATGTTAATTATGTGAGTATAACATGGTTCTGCAACACAAGATTGTGTAGTAACCTGCATATCAGAAGCTTTATCAAAAGATAAAAACTCAAACACTTCTCCATCAACTAAATGCTTAGTTTGAGAAACATAATTAATGTCTTTATATATAATAGTTGTCTTAGCTGTCTTAGCAGGACAAGTAGCTCCAATAAGTTTATACTTAAAAGGTTGTTTTGCTGTATTTACTGTACTATCTACACATACATAAGGTATGTCATTAATATTCAAAACTCTAGTAGGATTTAAACCATCGTCCCAATAAAGTAGTGTATCACAGTCAAACCTTGAACGTGACACACCAGTAATTAAGTTTGTACGTTTAAAGTTTAAACATGGATCATTTATAATCTTAGTATAAGAACAAGCTGATTCATCAAAAATTCCAATCTCAGAGTTAAGATCATCTGTAGTAAATACAGCCCATTGATCGTCACCAAGATGTATAGTACCAATTAATGTATAAGGAAGTGTGGCACAATATAAGTTAGCTGGTTCATTACCAATAACCCCAACTTGACCATCATGAGAATTGTTAACTGCATTACGGGCATGCGTCCACAAACCTTCACCTACAAAAGTCTCATTGTAATCTTTTACCATCCCTTTATTAAAGGTGTTGGTAACAGCTCCCGGATTTTGTGATTCTTGTTCAGCCATGTTTTATTACTAACTTCTTCTTTTCTATAAATTTATATGTCACAGCGGTTAAGTGTCCTGCCAACCAAGCTTGTGCTTCTTCATCTATCACACCTCTATCTTCTGTAACTCTAACAGCAGCATGAAATATTTCATGAGCTATTGTATTATGCGTTAAGTACTTTGCTCCTATTAGTAAATAATAAACATCTAAATCTGGCATAACTAATGCTCCTTCCGCTTCATCACCAAATGTTTCTTTTACTTTATGTCTTTTATATATTTTGTCTGCTTCAATAGTAACACTATCAACTATACTTATAATTATTTTACAACTGTAAGTAGGTAATTTTATGGTTGTACTTATACTCATAAATTAAACACCGTCTGTTGATTTAAACATATCATAGTATTTATTATACTGAGCTTTACGATTTATCTCCCATAGTTTATACATTTCTGCAAAGTCTGGAGTGTTTACAATACTTAATGCATTATTACGAGCACCTCTTAAACGTTGCTCAATAAGTTGCATCTTTTGACTAACATCTTCTCCGTTAATATATAAGTTTTCTAGAATACGTTGTTTCATTGCATACTCATAGTACTCATTGATAACAGGATGATCTAATACTAATAAGTTGCCATCATGATCTTCTAAAGCACCTTGGTAAGATATGAATACAGATCCTTCTTCTAGGTTAGTATAAATAAATCCGTTCTTAATGTATCCAGTCTTCTGAGTATCATTAAGAGCGTCTATTCTTCCTGAAGAAGTAGCAATACTTAGTTTTTCTACTGTCTCGTAAGTCTTAACTTCATGCTTACGTTTCTCAACTACCTGTACATATATCTTTTCTCCTGTCTTACATTCTACAGCATATGTTCTTTCACATATACATGTAGTGTCTGTACCTCCACATTTGTTACATGTATTAACACCGTTTACAACACTACACTTAGTAGGATCTAATATCACATTCTCTGTGTGACGACCAGACATAGAAGGATATGATACTTTATATTTACCACATAAGTATGCATAATTAAGTACATAAAAGTCACCAGGTAACTTGGCTTTCTTCTTTTCAATATCTATTACCTTTTCTTTAGTACCGTGAATTCTAAGACCTAAGTCATAGTTAACTCTTTGTGCTACCTTAATGAGCTGAGCAGGCTCAATCATCCCCTCATTATTGTAGGTAACAAAGTCTGTTTGAACTTCATTAAGAAGCTCATCAAAGGTTCTATATTGTAATTCACTTTTCATCGTAATACGTTCTGTTTATCTTGAGAACTATCTGATGGAACCTGCATCATTCCCATAAGATCTTTAAATACGTTGTTCTCTATTTCACCAAATAAGTAATCAGGAACATTAAAAGGCTGATCTGTTTTTTGAACACAGCTATCAGCCGCACAAGTAAACACAGAAATATCTTCTTCAAAGATTCCTTCTATACGTACAGCATCCCAATCTATATCAGGAAAGTATAGATAGTCATTTAGATACCAATAATACTTAGCCTTGTTAAATCTAAAATTTTTAGATTTAGATAAAGATAAATAAGTACTAGGATTAGTTGGCTGAAGTTCTTCAGAACCGTCAATAGATGTAGTAGAACGAATAAGTGGGCCGTAGTATCCCTGCATAAAGATTGGCATCTTGTCTTTTGTACGTTTGATAGTACAATCAGAACTTAGTCCAGTGCAGCATGCTTCCACTTTATCCACTTCAATAAGCTCAACAAAATCTAAAGTTTGTACAACTCCTGAAAAAGATAGAAGTTGATTCTTACCGTCCTCACGTTTCATCAACCACTTAGTGTGCTTTAAGATGAATGCATAAATAGCTCTATCAGTCAAGAAAGCATCTTGTCTGACAGCTTTTATTTGTGTACGCATTCTGGAGATTACATCTCCTATAGTAGTTTTAGCCATGGTTAATCCAGATTAAACTCATCATACTGTTGTAACAGCTGTTCTGTTTCATTTTTAATAATGTCCTGACTTTTCTGTTTTCTAAAGATTCTACTCACCTTAATCATATTATCAAGTAGTATATATCTTTTCCAGTTTTCAGGATATGTCCTAGCTATGGTTCTTTTAAAATCTCTTACACCGGTGAAAGACCACATCTCGTTATTCTTAAAACGATACTTAGTCTCGTAGTTAGTGTACAAAATTTTAGCTACATAGTTATCACTCTCCCAATTCTGAAACTGTATTTTAGAACCAAGTTCGTTAGACATCTTGTAGTTAGTATTGTGTCTTTTCTTACGTGGACAAGACCCAATGAATAAGTTACCTAATTGTTCTGGTAGTTCTACACCATCACGTTCATTAACTGCTGTTTCCCAAAGCTTCCCATTAAATACAGATATCACTTCTTTAAACTTATCTACACTTAACGAAGAGTACTTTGGGTTCTCTTCTATAAACCTATCATAAAACTCTACGTTTGTAAAGTTTAATTTCTTAGATCTATATCTTGGAGCATTGAGGTCTGGTTTCCTATATGTTTTCACTATACTGCTACATTAATAATTTACGAAAAATCTACGAGGTTTCCTACTTAAACTTTTATAGTTTAAACATTATGGGTAAACTCAGATATCTTACCCTTAGTTAAGTCATGGATTTCCATAACCGCCTGACGCTTAGATCCTGTAAACTTGTTGTGATAGTGCCAATAGTCTGACTTGGATAGAGAAGGAAGATGCTTAATACTAAAGCCATGCACCTCATTGTCTGTTACAAACTCAGTAACTTTCTTAGTATGGAAGTGTCCTGTATAACATGTACGGAACGTAGTCTGTCCCCACTGATGTGGGAACTCTGTGGCATAAACAAGAGCTGTCATTTTCTTAGTTACATCCCCATGTTCAAATGCAAAGAAGTTCTGACCCCAGGTCACAACCTTTCTTTCCTCATAGGTAGCATTAAATGTAATAGATATCTCTTGTGTAAAGCACTTAGATAGTGCGTGTACCAGATGGTACGAAGATAAACGGTCATGATTACCAGGTAGGTAAACAACCTCTAGTTCTTTACAGAACTGCTTGATAAAGTTAACTGACCAGAACATGGCGTCAAATGCTTCATTATAAGCATCTTGAGCTCTAAGTTCAGAGTCTACTGGTGTACCCTTAGTAGTTAATCCACCAAAGGTATCCATGTTTAAAAGGTCACCACCTATTACGTATACAATCTTTTCTAGATTATGGGAGTAATAAGATCTTAATATAAGACTCTTAATACTATCTTTAAAGTCATCCACTATGGATAGGTTACCCTCTTTACCAAAGTGGAGATCCTGTATAGACAAGATCCCCACAGTTGGATTTTCAAATTTGTCATTAACAAATACCTCTGCAACGGGTTTATATGACGGGTTAAAATTCTGTAATGTTTCTTGTAGTAAGTCCTTGGGTTCCAAGACTTTCTGTGTAACCATGGCTGAAATAAGCCAGTAGTCCTTATGTTGTTTGTTCCAATAGGAACTAAGCTTCCACTTTTCTGTATCTATTTTTAATATCCTAATTATCTCTTCTGGACTCTTAGGTTCTGAGAAGGCTATACCTTTAATCTCAGCTACCCCTTCTTCAAGGTTTTCCTTCCATTCTACGACCTTTTCTTTACTTTGGTTGATTGCATCCACCAATTGATCTTCAAGGTCTGTAATGTACTGATTTTTGATTGTCTCATCATCTATCAGTTCTAGCATTCTTTTACCTACAATATTAACAAGACTACTATCTAGTTCATCTTGTAAAAGATCTCTTGTCTGTAAAATTTGTTTCTTAATTTCTTGGTACTTTTGTAGTGAAATACCTAACTTTGAAGCACAGACCTCATCAGTTTTTTTCCATCTGAGAGAGCCATACACCTGATTGATTAACGTCATAGTTGTTTGGATTGGGTATATGGTGTATAAAGTTAGTTGATGTTAATCAATAATAGTACTTTTTATACACAAGATATCAACATTCTAAAAATTTTAGCCCCCGATGTAGAAACACCAGGGGCCTTGTTTGCCAGGTGGAAACCAACAAAACCACTGACTTTTTTATATTTTTAAACTACTGTTGTAAAATTCCTTGGTGAGCTATAAGCTCCTTCTCCACAAATTACCTCTACAGTTCCTGTATATGATGTACCTGTTAATCCAGGTACTGAAAGAGAATTTGTAGCTATAATAGTTGTAGTTATGTTTGCAGGATCATCAGTAGGCCAATACTTTACCCTATACCCCGATGATGGAGCAGGTGATGCTGCAGGGAAAGTTATATTTAAAGTTGGCATTATGAATTAGTATTTATCCAGTTATCAGCCTCAATAAGATTATTAAAGAATGAACTAAGTGTATTATGATCTTTCATAACTACATTTCTCATACCATCATATTCTTTATAAATAGTATAGTGAGAATTATTAAGATCATAAGAAGCATGTATTACATGATCAACACCTAAATTATCTTCTATTATTTTTGTTAGTTCTTTCATTATACTACAGGAGTTGTTGTATCATTAGTATCTATATTACCTACGTTTGTACTTCTGTTATAAGTAATAACAGCTAAACGTTGACCTCTTGTTAAATTAACTGAAACATTAGGACTTTCTAAATCAGAAGAACCTGTAGCTGTACCACTAGTATTTTTAGCTGTAATTAATTTACTAGCTGATGCTCCAGTTAATGTTGCAGTAGCTGTAGGATTAGTAAAATTAAATGCTGGAGATCCACTTGCACCTTGTTTAATCATACATCCTCCTTTATAAAGAGTAAAACTTATGTTGACTGGATTAGTACCAAGTACACTATACCAAAATGCACGACAATCTATTACCACTTCATTTTGTCCAGCACCAAGTTGTGTAAAGTCAACCATTACAGATTCATAACCTTGTAGTAGATTATCAGAACCCCAAATTGCTAATGGCTTAACAGGTAATGTACATACACTACCATTCTCTATATATGTAGCACTTTGTGGAGTTCTTCTATATTGATCCCATCCTATATATTTACCTTGTCCATTTTGATCAGCATATGTTGTACCATCAATAGACACAATTCTTGTCCTTGTATCTAAATCTGTTCCATTTGTAAACTCATAAGTTATCACCATGTAATCAGCATCAAACGTAAAGTTTGTTTCACCAATTACAATATTTTCTGTAGTAACACAACCTGTTACAGTATCTGTAACTGTAGCGATATATGTTTGACCACCAGTTAATCCTGTAGCAGTTATTGTTGTCTGTACAGGAGATGTATTCCAGCTATAAGTATATGAACCAGAGCCACCTACAATATTACTAATTGTAGCAGTACCATTAGTACCTTGTTGGTTAGTTGGGGATGTAGAAGAAATATTAAATGTTACATTACAAACAGCGTCTGTAAAATTTACTCTAGTAGAGTTACCAAAACTACAAACTGATTCAATTGTACCTGTATAATTGTATCCAGGTAAATTATTAATAACAGCTGGACTACTTGTAACAGTTGTTGTTAACACTGTTCCAGGAGTAGACGTATCCCAATATCTAACTAGATATCCTCCAGACGGTGCTGGACTAGCTGCAGTAAAATTTATAGTTAATTGATTAGCCATCTAATTATCCTAAACATTGATTTTTACGAGTGTAACTACCACCACTAACTGATCCGTCAATAGCACATACGGTTTGTGGTGTTGATAAACCTGTAGAATTAAATATTGTTACGGCTGTTAAACCACCACATGGTGTATATGAATATTCAGCATTATCAAGAAGTTCAAACTCGTAACAAACAGAGCCACCAGTTCCTTGTACACCAAATGTTTCTACCACTTCTAAACCTGAACCACAATCAACTAACAGTTTAACTTCTAAAGGATAACAAGCTGGTACTCCAGATATTACAATGGGATTAGCTCTTTTATTAGGTTCTGTATACCAAACATCATCTCCTACAATTTTCCACTGAACGGTGTACCCACTATCAGGCATAATACTAGCTGTAGAATACTGAATAGTTAAAGTTTTTAATACATTACAAGGTGCTACTGGCATATGGTTATTTGTTATACGACTGTACCTGTACCACTCACTACAACGTGTGAGCCTACAAATGCTCTAAATGTTCTTGGAGTATTTTGTACTACAGTAATGTTAAAGATTTGATGACTAGTTCCTGTACCTCTAATGATAGTTGCACCGCCAGATAATGCTGTACTTGGTGCTGCTGAAGCTACAAATATAGTTGTACTAGTAACACTTACCACAGTAGTTCCTGAAGGAAATGCACCTACACCAGCTGTCACTTCTAAAGTCATACCAGCTACTAAGCCAGTAGTACTACCAACAGTGATAGCTGTACCATTACTTGTTGCACCAGCAGTAGAAGTATAAACGGGACCAAGTCCTAAATAACTTACTACTAAAGGTGTAGTTGTAGTAGCTGTAGCAGTGTAGTTAGCCAATGTAATAGTTGGAGTAATTACACCATTAAGAACTCTATGTAGTTTAGTCAATACTGTAAGTAAACGATCACCGTTAACAATACCAAGAGCTGGAAGATTTGGTCCAGCAAACTTTACACAATCTGTAAACAAAATTTCATCACATGGTTCACCACTTACACAAGGAGGTAAACTCACTGTATTAGTAGGAGAGCAATCTGCACAACCATCGTTGCAGTTACCTAAAGGTAGGGGAGTATCGTTACAACCGCATGACATAGTCTTATATTATTAAAATGTTTATATTATGGTTGAGCTGTTAAATCAGCAGTTACGTTTGTAGGAGCATTACACACAGGAGGAGCAGATGTCACACCAGTTGTAAACGCACAATCAGTTTTAGTGATTGTTCCTGCTGTAGGAATCACTCTAAGTTTATAAGTTGTACTAGCAGTTAAACTACTAAAAGTTCCTGTAAGAGTTGTAGTTCCTGTAGGAGTTTGAGAAGCTAGTTCTGAATTACCTGTTGAATCAAATAGTTTAACAGCATAAGTTGTCACTGAACCACCAATCTCTGGAAAACTATAAGATAAACTTGTAGATGCAGGAGTTATTGTAACAGTAGGACAAATAATGTTAATCTTTTGTACAGTGGGACTTACTGTAGATGTTCCTCCATTACAAGCAGTAGTAATTCTAAAATCATAGATTAAGTTATCACTAAGTCCAGTAACATTCACCGTAGCAGTTGTACCCGACACAGTACTAAAAGTAGTCCATGTAGAAGCTGACGCAAGTTTATATTGCACACTCTGAGATGTAGACCCTGCACCAGGTGTCCAGGCTAATGTTACGTTCATACTAGGTTAGTGTTGCAGTTACTGATGAAATAATTGGACAAGGTACAGCAACTGTAAATGTAGCTGTCTTAGAACAACTGTTACCGTTCTTAGTAAGACACCCTTCTACAGTAATTGTGTACGCTTGAGATGTATTTAGAGCAGCTCCAGAAACAGTGTAAGTAATACCATCTGTATCTGTAACAGCAGTTAGTAAGTTTACATTATCAGTGTAAGTTTTTCCAGATGCATCTTTAATAGTAATCTTAGATCCTAAAGCTGTACAGTTTGCAAATCCTGAAGGAATTACTGTACCACCACCATTAAAGAACACTGTAACTTGAGTACGAGCTTCATTAGTTGCAGCTGTAAAACCAAGTAAGAAAGAAGAACAATCTGTAGAACCAACTGAAGTTTTAAGATCAAAAATTGTCTGACGCATGTCACACAATACAACCCAAAGATTTTGAACTGCAGAAGCAACTGTAGTAGAAGTAGCATTCCATCCAGGTAGACTACTAATAGTACCTGAAGTACTTAAAGCACTAGATGCTCCAAGTCCTTGACATTGCTGAGCAATAGCTGTTGTTAATGCAGTGTTTGTTCCTAATACACCTCTTAGTGTACAATACTGAGCTTCTAGTTCATCAAGAACTAAATTCATAGCTGTAGGTGTACCAGGAGTTAAAATACAATTAGGAGTTACTAAAGGAAGAGTTGTTGTAGGTCTATTTTCTAAAGCAGTAATTCTAGTATTATGAGAAGCAATTGTAGTAGTTTGACTATCTACTGTAGCTTTTAGATTACAATACTGATTAGCAAGTCTTAGTGTATAAGCACTATGTTGTAATACTGTAACAGTTTGGCCTGTACCTGGATCAGTGTATTGTAAACAAGTAGGTAATGATACGTTAGGTTCAGTATAACTAGAACCTCCACCAGCTGGTAAGTTTTGAATAGCTGTATTTAAACAGCACACTTTATCTATAATAAAATCCAATACTGCCAATAGGGTCTTATTAGTAGGGGCAGGATTTGCTGCCGAACAAAAAGAAACTAGACAAGATAAGTCTAAAGTAGATAAGTCTAAAGAAGTCTGAATAGTACAAAGTTTTGTAGCTACTTTGTACACTACATCAGAGATTGCATCACCGTTGCAGAGGTCAATGCATCCTAGATCCGGTCCTTGCCAGATTACACAATTGGAGGACACCGGAGAACAACCCTTATCGGCAGTATTGGATTTCGTAGGTAACATAGTATATTGGGTATCAATAAGTTATTAACAATCAACCACGTTGGCTGCACCAAACAGACCTTCTAGTTTTGCTTTCAAATGACCGTAACCAAACTCAAATACATCTACATCTTCAGCAGAAGTTAGATCAGGAACAGTCTTAGTGATTGTTTCTTCTACATCTTGTTCTTGCGTTTCTGTACGAGTTCTAGTAACAGTTGTGCTTGTAGGATTACCGTCAGAATCCAAAGGACCAGCAACTTCTTCTTCAAACTCTACTTGTACAGGAACCATACGCTTTACAGTGATAGTTTCTTCTACTTGTTTAGTTAGAGCTACATATAAACTCTCACCAATTTGTTGGTTACGAGCTACACCGCCACCCATTCCTGGGTAAGAAGTAGCAGGAGTTGCATCCTCTTCACTTTGAAAAAGTTCAATTCTAAAGTTAGCAGACCCATATTTAGAGATCTGATAATCAGCTATACGTACATATGCCTCAGATGTAATACCTTTATCGGTTCCAATCTGGGTAGTAATTTTAAGTGCCATATAAGTTTGTGTTTAAGTTTTAACTAGTCTACAATATAATATACATTATTTTTGTTGAAATAGCAAAAAAAACCACCTCATAAGAGGTGGCCTTTTATATATAGAAGAAAGCAGGGGGGCTTAGTTCAATGGAACAATTTTAGTTTCTTCAACCTTAATAAGCTTAAAGAAGGTTCCGTAGTTCTCAGAAGTCTCAACCTTCTCAAAGTCTTCAAGCGTAAAAGCTTTATACTCAAGGTCTTTCTCAGTCTGAAGCAAGTTGTTAAACTCAAGCTCAAAAGACTGGAACTCAGGGTTGATAACCTTTTTGGTAAACCAGTTACCGTCTTTGTCTAGATCTTTTTTAGGTTGACCCTCTTCATCTAGTTCATCAATGACCATAGGGATAGAGATACCACCCTTGTCATCTTCCTTACCGTACTTCTTGATAAGGTCATTCTTTAGTTCTTCTACGGCAGCTTTTTCAGCAGCCACTTTCTTACCTAGTTCTGTTAGCCAGTACTTAGTAACTAAAGACAGTTTTTCCTGGATAAGACCAGAAGCAATTTTTTCACCAGTTTGCTGGTTGGTTAAACCGTTAAGTTCTGCATCTAGATTGTAGAACTCAAACAACTTAAGAGAA